TTCACCGAAAAATACGAAACGAAGTTGGCTCCGAGATTTCCGGTGCCGACGGCGGTGAGCGTCCACCCGGATGCGCTCGGCTGCGGCTCGTCGAGTTTCCCGTCCCACACCTGATGGCCGCCGCGCACGATCTTGACCTGCCAGCCGGGGTTGAACAGCTGCGTCCGGTAGGCGGCGGGGACCATGATCGTGCAGGTCATCTGGTCGCACCCGCCGGGGCAGATGTAGCTGTACGTCAGGGCGGTGACCTGCCCGAGCGTCCCGAGCCACTGCCAGTTCGTGGACCCCTGCGGCGCGACGGCGACCTGACTCGACCCTGGCAGCGCCTGAGAGGTGGCCGCCCCGCCGACGCCGGGCACCAGGCCGCCGCTCACCTGGGGGATGCTGAGGAACCCGGCACCGAACAGGCCCGCGGTGTACTTCAGGACCGCTACGCCGGCGACGCTGAGGACACCGGATCCGGTCAGGTTCGCGGCCTGCTGCATGACGCCGGTGTAGCCCGCGCTGAGGACACCGAGTCCGGCGAGGTTCACGGCCTCCGCGAAGCCGACAGCGCCCCCGGCGGTGAGCGTCCCGGTGCCAGTCAGGTTCGCGGCTGCCTGCCCGGGAGCGGTGACGGCCGCGCCCGCGGTGAGCGTGCCGGTGCCGAGCAGTGTCACGGCCGCCGGTATCGCGACCACCGGGGCGGTCGTGAGCACGCCGGTACCGAGGAGGGAGGCGGCGCGGGGCACGGACACGACCGCGCCCGCGGTGAGCGTCCCCGAGCCGTTCAGCGATGCGGCGCCGGGGATGCTGGTGACTGCCTCGTACAGCAGGACGGCGATGCCGGAGACGCCGTCGGTGGTGTCGCCGATGTTCGGGGTGATCGTGCCGGTGCCGCAGGAGGCGTTGTACGCCATCGGGTTGCCGTTGGCGTCGAACTGGTAGGTGAAGCCGCTGGTGGAGCCCGCCGAGCCGGTTCCGTTGTCCCAGAGGTAAGACCAGTACAGGTCGCCGGCGCGACCCGGTGTCATGCCGGGGAAGTGGCCGCTGGAGGCTACGTCCACGGTTCCGGCGGACCCGTCGAGGGTGACTGCCGCGTACCCGCTGGTGTTGCTGAACTCCTGCCAGCCGGTGCGGCAGACCGGGGTGCCGGCGTTGAACCCGATGGTGACGGTCGCGCTGCTGGTGCTCGTCACCTTGCCGATGAAGATGGTCTGCTCGCCGGTGCTGGCGGTGAACGCGGTGTGCGCGACCAGGACCGACCAGGTGACGTTGCTGCTGGTCAGTGAGGTGGCGTAGTCAGCGGTGCTGCCCACGGTGAACCCGGCCAGCACGCCGGCCAGGATGAAGTCGCCGACCGCGTGCGGGGTGAGGGTGAAGGTGTTGGCGGTGCTGCTGCCGATCGTGCTGACCGGGCTGAACGTCAAGCCGTCACCTCCTCGCCCGCTGTCTCGCCTGCCTGGCCTAGATGAGCCCGGCCGACTGCATCCGGGAGATGCACCCGTTGACCGCGCTCGCCGTGCTGGCGAGCGTGCCGGTGGAAGGCGTCACCGCGCCCTGGCCGCCGGCGTAGCTGCCGGAGAAGTTCCCGGCGCTGAAACTCCCGTCCGCTTCCGCGTTCCCCGACACGTGGATGCTGCCGCCTTCGAAAGAGGAGCCGGTCGTGAAGCCGCCGTCCGCCTCCGACGCCCCTGACACGTGGATGCTGGCACCCTCGTAGCCGCCGCTGGCGCTGACGCTGCTCGTGCTGACGCCGCTGTCCGCCTCGACGACACCGGAGGAGTGGATGCCGCCGGAGTTCTCCATTGCGCCGCCGGTGCCCTCGAACTGGGAGCCTGCGATGGTGCCGTTGACGGTGTGCGACCCGTTGACGGTGACGTTGCCGCTGACCGTGCCGCCGGTCCTGGGGAACGCGTTGCTCGCCAGCGTGTACGCCGTGCCGACGGCGGGCACCAGCGCGTTGACCCGGTCCTCGGTGCTTCTGGCTTTCGCCGCGACGGTGGCCCCGGACAGCGCGGTCCAGGCGAACGCGGCGAGCAGGATCATGATCCCCCAGCCGAGGCTGAGGAAGTGCGCCGCGAGCTCGGTGAGCGTGACCGTGCCCAGGACCGCCGCGTACCGCATGACTACCTCCATCACTGTGTGCGATCAAAGAAATACGACGCGTAGTAACTCAGGCTCACGTTGGGCGCGGCGGCGTCAGCGCTGTAGGTGAAGAGCTGATTGTCGCCGTCCGCGGGCTCGACGAAGAGCGGGCCGCCGCTGATGTACGGGGTGTTGTCCATGACGCTGATCGCGTTGGGGCGCCCCGCCTGGGAGCCCATGATCCGGCCGAGCGACACGTTCGGGTCGGGGGCGTCGATGTAATAGGTCTGGTATCCGCTGGCTGGCTCGTTGATCACGACGGTCTGGCCCATGGTGTCCAAAAAGATCGCGTCATAGAAGCGGTCTGACGTGTTACTGCTGGTCGGCGAGACGGTGTAGTACCCGCCGAGGTTGTCAGGCGCGACCGCCTTAACGGGCAAGGTCAGCACGCCGGCGACGACGATGCCGTTGTTCACCTGATTCGGGGCAACCGAGACCGGCAGGGTCGCGACGGAGTACCCGGGCCCGCCCGCGTACTCGTACTGCGTGACGGTGACGTAAATCGTCCGGGCGGTGCTGCTCGAGCTGCCGCCGCTCCACGAGCTCGCGATCAGGTAGACGGTGTAGGTGCCGCCGAAGTCGGCGTTCACGCCGGTGACCGGCTGCGGCATGGTGTACTGGTGGGTTCCGTCCGGCGGGTCACCGCCGGCGCCGACCGACACCAGGGGCTGGAACGTCTTCTGCGCGCCGAGCGGGGGACGGTGCACGATCAGGGACTTGAAGGCGGACGGCACGTACGGGGTGATCTTGAGCTGCCCGTTCGCCCCGGCCCCGCCCGCGACGGTGCTGCCCGAGGAGTCGGCCCCGCCGCCGCCTCCGCCCGGAGCCGAGCCCGCCGCCCCGGCCGATCCCGCTGTTGCACCGCCAGCTCCGCCCGCCCCGCCGCCGCTGACCGCCGTGCCCCCGGCCGCGGTCGGCGCCCCGGTGCTCGCCGGGTAGGTGAGCCGTACCTGCCCCGCCGCGCCTGCCCCGCCCGCGTAGGAGCTGTAGTACGACCCGCCGCCGCCTCCGCCAGGGGCCGATCCGGCGGTGCCCGCGCCGTTGTTCGGCCCGGACCCGGCCCCGCCGCTGCCGCCCTGGTTCGGGGCCGGGGCACCGCCGGGACTGCTGCCGTTGTTGCCCTGCGCTGACGGCCCCGCGCTGGAGCCGCCGCCGCCGGTGTACGGGTAGGCGTTGCCGCCCTGCCCGCCGTTGTTCCCGGTCGTCCCGGTGCCGCTCTGCCCGCCGCTGCCCTGCCCGCCGTACCCGGTGTCCTGCCCGCCTCCGCCCGCGTGCGCGACGACGGTGTACCCGTTGCCCGCGAACGACGACTGCCCGCCCGGCGACCCGTTCCCCGCACTGGTTCCCCCGGTCCCGCCCGCCCCGACCACCAGGGTGTAGTAGGTGCCGGGGGTGACGCTGACGTAAGCGTTGCGGTACTCGCCGCCGCCGCCGCCCGCCCCGTTCTCCCCGGACCCGCCCGACGCGGCACCGCCGCCCGCCCCCCAGCACTCGGCGAGGACGGTGAAGACGCCCGCCGGGCACAGCCAGCCGGTGCCGGACCCGGTGTAGGTGCCCGCGACGGTGAACAGCACCGAGCCGGAGCCCTGCGGGGTGTTGCCCGCCGAGGCCGTTCCCGCCGCTGACCCGCCGCCGCCGCCGAACGTCCCCGCCGGGTTCGCCCGGCCTGCCCCGCCGGGGTACTCGACGCTGTTGAGAGACCCGGAACCGCCCGGGCCCGCGACGGTGCCGTTCGTGGCCACCGACCCGCCGCCGTTCGCCGTCACCTGCAGCGTCCCGCCGGGGGCCGGGCCGAAGAACGACGCCTGCCCGTTGGCCGGCGACACCCCGGCCGCCGCCCCTGCCCCGACGACGTACGGGATGACCATCCCGGCCACCGCGGGGAACACGAGCTCAGCCGCGGACTCAGCGCCGCCGCCGCCCGCGCCCACTCCCGCCACGGTCATGCCCGCCCCGGCACCGCCGCCGCCGGTCGCGCTGACCGAGAGGTAAGCGGTGTTCGCGGGAACCGTGTACGTGCCGGGACCCGGCGTCGTGACCGTGGTGACCGTGCCCGCCGACGCCGCCTGCTGGAACGACATCGACACCGGGGCCCTCGCGGTGCCCTTCACCCCGTACAGCGTGTAAACGGACCCGCGGGTGACCGGGGACACGAACTGGCTGCCCGGCAGCGCGGTCAGGTTGTCGAGGTAGGCGGTGACCCAGCTCAGCCGCGCGACCCGGTCGCTGCGGTTGATGATGGTGAGCGAGTAGGAGGCCACCGACCCGTAGCTGAAGGTCGCGCTGTCCTGCGGGACCGGGATGGTGAGGCGGGAGAACACCGGGGCCTGCGCGCTGTTGCTCACCGGGACGAGGAGGTTCCCGCGTGAGAAGGAAAGCGTGTTCCCGCTGGTGTCCGTCAGGGTGACGAAGACGCTCACGCCGTGGGTCTTGCCGTGAAACTCCAGGTTGGCGTAGTACCTCGAACCCAGTCCGAACCAGAACTGCAGCGACGTCATCCCGGTGAGGCTCAGCGCCGAGCTGAACGCCGACCCGTAACTGAACTGCGTCTGCTGGCCGCCCGGGTCCCCGAACCGGTCAGGGTCCCAGCACGCCGTATAGGGGCCGACGACGCACTGGGTGGACTGGTAGCACTGCACGCTGCTGATCGAGCTGAAGTTGTCGAGGGTGACCTGCGCGGGAGGCGGGGCGACCGGCGGGTTCGCAGGTGCCGGTGCCGCGAACGACACCTGCGTCTGCGTGTCGCTCCGGCCGTACGGCAGCGCCGGGATAGAGATCTCTATCTGCGCACCACATAGCTCTTTTTCGAACAAACTATTGAACGTTGGCACGCTTGGGAGGGCGCGGAAGCAGTCGAACAGCAGCGGCAGCGGCGTATTGCCCGGGTTCCCGTTGAACGGGTCACGGGTCCACGTCATCGTCCAGTAGTCCTGGTCGATCGCCTGCTGCAGTACCTCTCGCGCGGCGGCGAGAATCTGGCGGTTGGGGGCGGTTATCCAGATCGGGAGCTTGATCGTGCGGTTACTGGCCCGCCTGCCAAACGGCCGCTCGCCGTCGAGGAGCAATCCCGCGACGAAATCGGTGGTGGGCTGCGGCGCCCCGGGATCGCTCCCCGGCTGGAGCTGGAACCGGGCACCCGGGCACGCGGGATTGGTGGAGACGGCGCCGCCGCCGAGAAGGTCAAGGACGTTCGCGACGACGAGGGAGTCCCACATCAGCGGTCACCTGGCCCGGTCACCGTGGAAACCTCGACCGGAATGAGGCGTTCTGAGCTGCCCCGCCGATCGCGGCACCGACGTGCTGGCCCGTGGCGGCCGGGGCCTGCGACGCCACCGAGATCAGCTTGTCGAGCCGGGACGCGATGGCGTCCAGTGACCGCTGGCTGCTCTGTGCCTGAGCCGGGGACGTGACCTGCTCGGGGCGGCCGGTGCCGTTGTAGGCGAGGGTGTAGCCGGGTTGCAGGGGCCCGCCGTTGTCGTAGAACCCGCGGGTCAGCTCGCTCTGCCAGGCCGCTTCCGGGGTGCCGTAGGTGGCGGCGATGTAGTTGAGCATTGCGGTAATTTGTCCGGATGCGGTGGTTGAGTTGCCGCCCCACTGGGCGTACTCGCCCGCCCCGTTAATGAACTGCGCCAGTCCGTAGGCACTTGACGTCGGATTCTGTGCCGTCATGTTGAATCCTGCTTCGCGGGATTCCACCTCCAGCAGCGCGGTCAGCTGCGCCCCGGTCCACCCCCTGGCCGCCGCCATCGACGTCATCATCGCCTCGATGACCCCGCCGCTGGCCCCGCCCGAGCCGATGAAGGCAGCAGCGGACGCCTTCGCGGCAGCCGCTGCAGCAGCCGCAGCCGCGGCGATCTTCGCCCGCATGTCGGCGATCATCAGGCTGGCGTCCGTGCCCTCCGCCGACTGAGCGGCCGACGCCATGGCATCGCCCATCCAGTCAGGGGCGGACAGGATCGAGGAGATGTCGATCGGCCCCCCGGCGGCGAGCTTGCCGGCGTTGACCATGCTCATGAAGCCGAGGCCGTACTTGCTGACGGCGCTGGCCTGCATCATGAACTCGCCGTTGCTACCCCAGATCGGCACCATGTCGTCAGTCGGGCCGCCGGGGCCCTTGACGGGACCGCCGGAGGCGTGGAACTCCAGGAGGCCGGTCGATGCGTTCTTGATGTTCTGCTCGGCGAAGGTGATGGTGCCGCTGCCGGAGCCGACGACGCCGACCTGGACGACCTTGCCGGACAGGTTCTTGATCGACGTCTGGAGGCCGTCGACGTACGTTGTCGCCTGCTGCGCGTTCAGTCCGGAGGCTTCCAGGTCCTTGATCAGCTGCGCCCGGTCTCCGGCGGTACTGGCGGACTTGGCCCCCGTCTGGATGATCGAGTTCGTCAGGTTGCTGATGTCGGTGTTGACGAGCGGCGTGTCAGCGTGCAGCTTCTGCAGGTCGGGGATCAGCCCGGTCTCGAACTGGGTGATCATCGTCTTCTGCTCGGCGTTGAGCCCGTTCGTGGAGTTCGCCAGGGCGGCCTGCACCGCGATCAGCCCGTTGAGGTCCGCCTGCTGGGCCTTGTTCAGCGGCCCGAGGGACTCCAGGTTGCCGATCTGCCCTTGCAGGTAGCCGTTGACCGAGCTGATCGACGTGCCCTGCTTGACCATCGTGGTGACGCTGGAGCCGATCTGCTCGATGTACTGCTGGAACGACTGGCTGGCCGCGAGGGACCCTGCGCCGCTGCTCTTGATCGTCTGCGTCAGGTTGCCGAACGCCGAGTCGGAGCTGGTGACCGCTTCCTGCTTGGTGAGCAGGTTGCCGACGAGGGTGTTCCAGATGCTGTTGAACGCGTCGAGCTGCGCGGTGGCACTGAAGACGTCGTTGCCGAAGATGGCGATGTTGGTGCCCAGGGACGCGCTGGAGGTGATCGCCGCCGCGTTCTTGTCGACGAACCCGACGATCTGCGTGGTCAGCAGCCCGACGTTCTCCCCTGCGCTGCCGAACTTCTGGGCGCTGATCCCGGCCGCGGTCGCCCACTCCGCGATCGTCAGCTGCGACACGCCGAGGCCCGCGGAGAGGGCAGTGAGCCGCGTCTGCAGGTTCTCCGCCATCGTCTCGGCGGCCTGCGCCTGCGCGCCGAGCTGCTGGGCGAGGGCGACCGCGGATCCCCCGGCGCCCTTGACGTTCTGCGCCTGCGCGGCCGCCACGTTCGCGTACCCGCCGGCGACGCTGGTCAGCTGGGCGGCCAGCTTCTGGTAGCCGCTGATGTTGAACCCGGTGGCGTTGTCCTGCGCGGCGAGGACCTGCGCGAGGTCCTGCGAGCCGCGCGACAGGGCGAGGACCCCGACGACGAGCGCGCTGATCGCGGCGGTGGCGAGTACCGCCCAGCCGAGCGGGCTGACCGCGTCGAGTGCCAGTGAGGCGGCGACCATGGCCGTCTCCGCGAGGGACGCCCCCTCGGCGGCGCCCGCGAAGGCGACGATGCCTTCCACGATCCCGGCGATCCCGGCGACGAACGACGAGGCGGTGAAGGCCCCCAGTCCCTCCGCCATGGCCAGGAGGCCCTTGCTGACGGGCCCGAACGCGATCGCCAGCCCGGCCATGACCGGGACGAGGAGGCCCGTGGACTGGAGGAAGCCGATGACGGCGGCGGCTGCCTGCGCCAGGAAGCTGACGACGGGGGTCAGGGCGGTCAGGACGGCGCCGAGGGACACGGACAGCACGTCGATGGCGCCGGTGACCAGTTCGGAGAAGGCGGCGGTCAGGACGGGGAGAACCGGGGCCAGTCCGGTGACGAGCGCGTTGACCAGGTTCGCGAGGGGGACGGCGAGGTTTTCGAGGGCGTCGCCGAAGACGGCGAAGACGCCGGTGTTCTCCAAGATCGCGAAGACGCCGCCGAGGGTCGTCGCGAGGGTGCCGAGGCTGGGGGCGAGCGCCCCGATGAGGGTGGCGATGCTGCCGAACGCCCCCGCCAGGTCGCCGATGACCGCCCCCGCGAACTGGGCGATGACGGTGCCGACCAGGGTCAGAGGCGGCAGCAGCGCCTTGATGACCCCGGCGAAGTCGGTGAAGACGGGGGCGAGGGAGGTCGCGAAGATGTCGGCGAGCTTCATGACGACGGGCAGCAGGTCACCGACCAGCCCCAGCAGCCCCGACAGGATGGTCATCGACGCGCCGATGGCGGGGGCGGCGGCGGCGAAGAACCCGCCCAGGTTCGCGCCGAGGGAGGACAGGTCCCCGGCGAACTGGGTGATGAACGGGATGGTTGCCTTAACGACCGTCTCGATGCCGGGGAAGATGTCCGAGACGAGCTTCTCGAGGCCGCCGATGAACGGGCCGAAGGCAGGCGCCGCGGCCTGCATCACCCCGAGGAGCCCGGTGATGACGGGGGTGATCCCGGCGAACACCCCCTGAATCTGCGGGGCGATCGCGGAGAAGATCCCGGTCAGCGGTGCCTGCAGCTGCCTGATCATGCCCGGCACCTGGCCGAGGACCGCGGACAGCGCCGGGATGACCGGCGCGGCCGCGGCGGCGATCACCGTCTTGAAGTCACCGCCGAGCGCGGTGAACTGAGCTTTCAGCTTCGCGTTGCCGGCGACCGCCGCGGCGAGCAGCCCGCCGATCATCGCGACGCCCATGCCGGTGCCGATCACCCCCGCCAGGGCCGGGAGGGTACCGAGGGCCGCCCCGATCCCGGCGGTGATCCCGCTCAGCTTCGTGCTGATGCCGAGGATGCCGGGGCCGATCCCGCCGATCAGCCCGCTGTCCAGCGCGCTCCCGCCGTCGTCGCCGGCCTTCTTCGCGCCTTTGACGAACCCGGAGAAGAACCCGCCCAGGCGCGAGCTGAACCCGGCGAAGAAACTGGCGCCCGAGGTGTCACCGGAGGACTTCGCCGTCTTCTCCGCCGAGTCCGTCGCCGACTTGGGCAGCAGGCTCTGCAGGTGAGCGGCGAACATCGACGCCCACGACACCCCCGCCTTGCTCCCGCTGGCGCTGGCCTCACTCTGCGTCTTCGCGACCGAGGTCTGGTCGAGTTGCTCCTTGACCGTGTCGGTGGTCGTGGTGTCTTTAGCGCCGGCCCCGGCGAGCTTCTGGTTGATGGTGTCGGTCGTCGTCGCGTTGGCGGCCCCGGTGCCCGCCAGTTTCTGGTTGATCGTGTCCGTGGTGGTCGCGTTGGTAGCGCCCGTTCCGGTGAGCAGCTGCTTGATCGTGTCGGTGGTGTCGGTGTTCTGTGCCCCGGTGCCGGTCAGCAGCTGCCTGATGTCATCAGTCGTGGTGACGTCCTGCGCCCCCGCGCCGATGAGCGCCTGCCTGATGTCGTCGGTGGTGGAGACATTGCCGGGCGCGGTGCCGGTGAGGTTCCGGACGATGTCGTCGGTGCTGCTCGTGTCGCCGGGCGCGTTGCTCAGGAGGCTGCCGACGGTCGTGCCGCCGCCGCCCGCGCTGTTGCCGCTGCCGCTGCCGGAGTCGCCGCCCGCCGTCGCGTTGCCGCCGGGGACGTTGAGCATCTTGCCGAGCAGGCCCTGCTGAGCGGACTGCTGCGGGGACGGGGCGCCGGTCACCGGGTGCGGGGAGAACAGGGCGTTGAGCGCGCCGAGCACGGAGCCCTGCGGACTGCTCCGCAGCCTGTTCATCGCGTCTTTGCTGATCGCGTTGTCGAGGTCGGTAAAGGCCTTCCGCGCCTTGCCCAGTGACGAGGTGTCCAGGTCGGCTAGCAGCTTGACCTTGTGAGACTCGTCTTCGAACTTCTTGACCCGCGCTTCGGCCTTGTCCATGCCGGCGTCGAACTTCGAGGTGTCAACGGTGAGCGACGCGGAGATTGCCCCGGCATCGAACACTGTTAAACACCTCCCCTCATGACCTCCGGCGCGCGTCCGGGTTGGCCTCCATCTCCCTGATCAGGCCCTGGATGTCGATGACCTGCGCACCCGTCTCCGCCCTCCGGACCTGAGGCCCCGCCATGCCCGGAGCGGCTTCCGCCCCGCGTTCCCAGGCGGGCGTCTCCTCCCGGCTGAACGGCACCGACGGGTCTTCCGCCAGGCCCGTCAGGTACGTCTCCTGCACGTCCCACGACAGGGCGTGCCACCGGTCGGCAGACAAGTTCAGGTACCGCTGGGCGACGTACAGGATTACCCGGCGGCTGCGGACCGCAGGGTCGTCACCTGCGCGTTCCCACCGCCGGGTGCGGCTTCCGGGTTCATCACCTCACCCCGCAGCCAGCCGTAGAACATGACCCGGATGCGCATCGGGAGGCTCAGCAGCGTCTCCCGCGACGGGCTGTCCGAGCACAGTTCCGCGAAGATCCCGGCGAGCGACTGATGGAACTCGCCGACCACCGACGGGTCCAGTTCCTCGATCGCGTCAACGAGGTCCGCCGGGTCACGCGAGACGGTGCTGGCGGGAACGAGGTCCGTGCCGGGTTCCTCGGTGGCGCTGGCCGCCCGCTGCCGTGCTTCCTCGTGCAGGCGCGCGACCAGGGCCTTGACGTCGGTGAGGAACTTGACGATCTGGTCGTCGGTCGGCTCTTTGACCGTGCCCCTGGCGTCGACCAGCGGCTTGAAACTCCAGTCGAGGGCCTCGACGACGGTCGCGGCGTTGAATGCTGCCATTAACTCTCCGTGAGAAAGGTCGGGTTGCTAAGAGGTGGCGATGCTCGTCAGATCGGTCCAGGTCACGGTGTTGAACGGGCAGATCGCGGTGAGGGTCAGCGGGTAGAGGCGCTGCTGCGCGGCCCTGCGGAACGCGGTCTGCACCTGGCCCGCCGAGACGACGGTGGGGATGTAGAGCACCCGGGCGAAGCCGAGCTGGTTCATGCCGATCAGCGCGGCGGAGACCGTCGCGAAGCTGGTCGACAGGGTCAGCACGCTCTTGCCGGGCTGTCCCGCGCCGGCGGCGGTGACCGCCGTGGAGGCCCCGTTACCCCAGGCGAGGTTGATGTGGGCGAGGGTCTCTTCGGACAGGTTCGTGGTGATCGTCAGGTCAGCGGTGTTGACCGCGACGCCGACCGGGGTGGGCTGCTCCTCGATCGCGATGTTCTGAACCGTCGGATTAAAAGTGAGCGTGACCCCGGCCTCAGTCGCCCCGACGTACGACCAGCCCAGGCCCGTCCACGCCGTCCCGACGCCCAGGTTCTGGTCGGACGGCACGGTCGCGCCTACGCCGAGCGACGGGTTCGGGGCGGTGAACAGGACCCCGGTCCCGTAGATGACGTTGGTTGTCGTGTAACCCGGTGGGGTGTAGAGAAGCGGTGCGCCAGGCATCGGCTACTGCCCTTCCTGCTGGGTGACGGTCACGCCGGCGGCGGAAGCGGCCCGCAGGACACCGGGGGCAAGGCTGACGTGGACGGGGGTCCACTCGTCGCCGACGGTCACGCCGCCGTAGCCGAACGAGGCGTGGGGCGGTTCGACCTTGAGCTTGACCCACTCGTCACCGGGAGGCGCCGCGGCTTCGAGCGCGGCCGCCTGCGCGCGGAGCAGCCTCGCCTCCCCGTAGGGGTCCGGCGCGGCCTTCGGGTCGGTTGCGGTGTCCCGCGGGGTGTCCGCCTTGACCCCCGGCTGCACCTGCGGCGTCTTGCCCGCCGGGCTGCCTGCTGCCTGCTCTGTCATCGGCTCGCCTTTCCTTGGCCGGTCACGGGGTCACGGTTCCGGTTTGATAGAGGCGCACCGCGAGCGTCGTCGTGTTCAGGAAGTCGATGCAGGTCAGCCCCTGGCCAGCCGTGGTGATCGCCCCGCCGGGCGCCCCGGACGTGCCGCCGCCGGTGGTCGCTGCCGCGAACTGGGCGGCGTTCGGCTGGTTGAACTCGGCGGGCGAGAACGGGCCGAGGTAGAAGTAACCGGAGGTCGGCAGCACGATCGAGTACTGCGTGTACAGCTGGGCGACCCCGCCTGTCTCCTGGCCGATCAGCACGTACGCGGTCGTCGTCGTCGCCCCGTTGTAGCCCCACAGCCACTGGCTGCCGTTGTTCAGGTACTGGATGCCGAACGGCGAGGTCGGCGACAGTGACCCCCAGGCGGTGAACGTCGTGTTCGTCCCGGCCGCGTCACAGCCGGCCGCCGGCGCTACCGCCCCGATCGCGGTCGACCCGGTGAACGCGAACTGGTTCATGCTGACCGGCGTCATGAGCTGCCTGCTCACTGACATCTAGCCGCCTCCTGTCGTGATGATGTAGTTGGCGGCGTACTCGAACCGGCGGTCCGACGGGTCAAGGGGAAGCGCCGAGGGAGGCGAGCCGAGGCGCTGCACGTTCAGCACCGGCACCCCGTCGACCGCCGCCGGGTGCGGGCCGTGCAGGATCACGTAGTCGAGGAGCTGCGCCGCCAGTTCGGCGGCGAGGGGGTCGTCCTCCGGGCCGCGTGTCCGCGCCTGAAATGACCAGGCGTCCGTCCCGGCCTCCTCCGTCGTGAAACCAGGGCCTCCGGTCGGGGTGACGAACACCGCCTTGTCCGGGCTGGTCACGATCTCCGGGCCGGGCAGCAGCGGGAACCCGGTCTCCTGGGTCGTGTCCCACCCGGCCGAGGTAATCCAGTCGATGATCACCTGTGAGCGGGCGACGGTGACGGCAGCGGGAGTGGTCACGCGCTCACCGCCCGCCCTTGCCAGGAACCCGGATGACCTTGCCATGGCGGGTGAAGAACCACGGCAGCCCGGCCGCCTGGAGCGCGTGCATGCGCGCCCGGCTCTTGACCCGCAGTTCCTCGGCGGTGAGGCGGTGCTGCTTCGGCGGCCGGTCGTAGACGGTGCGTCCGCCCTGCGTTACCGACGGGTGACCGGAACGGCGGAGGTCGGTGAACTCGACTGGCGCGGTGACCTCGACCTGATCGGACAGGTGCTCCACCGACCGCTTCATCGCAGGCTGGCCGCCGTCGGTGAGCACGGTCTTGGCGTAGTCGGTGAGGTAGTCGCGGTAGTGGCTCATCAGGGGCTTTTCGAGGTACTTCGCCGAACCCCCGCGAGGGTGCCGGTACGAAAGTTCCTCGTGTTGCCGATGGGCGTAAATCTGGTCACACGCGACAACGCCTGTGAGCCGCGCGCCGTCTCCGACCATGCGCCGCAACTCGGCGATCCGCTCGCTGAAGGTCCCGGTCATCAGCACCACGCGCCAATGGTGCGCTTACCGGCAAATACCCGCGTCAGATGGTAAAATTGGAATGTAAGTACCCCGGCGAGGGGGCAACCTCCCGGGGCTTGACCCACACCGAACATGGAGACCCGGTGCAAGTGAGCCAAGCGTACAAGTCGCCCGCAGGACTGATTGCGGCGACGATCGAGATTCCGCTGTCCAGGGGTTACGTCACCCGAATCGACGCTGCGGACATGGCGGTTGCTGCCGGGCGTAGCTGGTACGCCGACGTATGCCCGCGCCGGAGGGTCGTCTACGCCCGCGCCTGGATGGATGGCGGGAGTATCTATCTGCACAACCTGCTCTGTCCCGACT